GATTTCACCTGTTTCAACAATATCGCCCGTGAGATCATCGACCTTTGTCTGAAGAACCTCAACTTTATTTGTGAGATCTTCAATTTTCTTATTATATTCTGAAATGTCCGCCTCGATCTGTGCGAGCTGTGCCAGCATCTCCGTTACTCTGCACTTGCCGAGGATACATTTGCAGTATCCGCAGACATTAGCGTCCTCGCGGTAATCGAACCAATCACTTTCTGTAATTCGTGAAGCTCCCGGATTCATGCGCACCGCATACATCAGAAGTCGGACATGATCTTCATCCTGCGGGATAGAAGGAAGCTGCGGATTCTCTGCCGGAGTGCCGGGAAAGAGCTTCAGCGTAACACTGCGGACAGATTCTGTGGTATCAAGATAGATCGCAATACCGACATATCTCGGCAAGGACTCGTCCTGATAGGATGTGAGATCGATCACATACCGGGAATCGTTGATGAAATAATGCCCGTTGATCCACGCTTTACCGGTTCCGAGAACCACGCCAAGACCGCTGTTTGCTGCCGTCAGCTTGAAATTCTGCCCGTAGGTGTCGAGGATGCCATTGCAGATGATAGACGAAAGATACGATGTGAAATTCTCCGCAGTATAGGTTCTGTCAAGCCCTTTTGAATTGAAAAAGCCGCATGAAAATGCCATGTTATCATTCCTTTCTGAATGTCGGTGTCAGACTTCTGCCGTTCTGGTCATAAGATTCTATCATGCCGATGAGCTGAATTTTTGGCTGAATCATGCCGAACCGCTTATGCTCTACGGTCACATAGTCACCGACAAAATAATCACGGTTGTAGATATACTGAGTTGAATCTGCTGCTATCTCCGATTCAGCTGCAGTCTTTGGATCGACCAGCTTTTCCGAGCCTCTTGTTTTTAGCAGCTCAATATACTTCTCTTCGGGAATCGGCACTGTCTCACCCTCAACCTGTTCCTCCTCGGAAATATCCTTTGCATCCACATACACTTCATAGCGGTCGAGGTAGGTCGGCTCGTCGCCGTCACAATATGTGGTGCGTTTGCGTTCATCACCCTTGCCCTGACCGAAGATGTAGGCGAAGTTCTTCTGGACGCTGCTGTCCTCCGCATAACTGAATGAGAGCAGATTGCTGTATGCGTCGGAGAAGATAATATGCGGATTATCCGCCTGCATGATGCTCCGGTCAGCACCTTCGGAGAGGTCGAATACCATGCGGTACTGCTCCCCGGAGGATTTCACCAGCCGGATATTCGCCGTCCCACCCAGCTTCTCGCAGATCGTATACACCCACTGCATCAGGTTCGTGTATGAGATTTGCAGCGTTGCGGTCTGCTCCCAGCAGGTGCCGGTAACCGTTCCGAGGGATAGCCCCGGAATCCTGCGATTGTCCGTGAGCAGCGCATTCTGCGTCACGACCTCCCGGACTATTTCGCTGTATGCCTTTGCCGCTGTCACGTTATATGTCGGGTGAATGATGCGCCGTTCCAGCAGACACATCAAAAAGCGACCACGCACTGTCAGGTAGTCGCCGTTTTCAATATCTGTATTGATCAGCACAGATTCAATGATGCCAAAGTGCTGATTATCGTCATCACGACCGACGATTCTGCCGGGCTGGAAAATCTCGACGTTCTGCGGATTGGCGGCGATATACACCTCAAAGCTGCCGCATTTGTAGTATTCAATATCCCAGAGCAGCGAAGAAAATGTATCGCAGACCGCCTCAAGGTTAATCGTGAGGGCGTCCTCCGCAGCTTCCATTTTATAGACTTCAATTTGCATACTACACCCCCAGAAATGCGTTCGTGTGGACGATTTTTACTTTCAGATTTTGCAGTCCCGTACCACGCAGATAAAAGCGGTTTTTGCCCTCCCGGAGTGTCAGCCAAGTTGAGCCGGAAACAAGCCGGTTGATGATATTGGTCTTAACACCGCCGCGTTCGAGCGTAACGGTCTTGTTGCCCGTCTTGGTCGTCACCGTGATAATATCGCCAGCGAGAATGTCGCCGGTGATTTGCAGATACTCGTCCGTGTCGGCATTATACAGCGTGGGAGAACGTGCATCCTCCAGCGCTTCAATGACCAGCGTGAAGCCGGTCTCGTCACCGTCATTGACAATGGTCATCATGTTCTGCGTGTTGTATTTGCCGAGGATAAACGGCTCCGGGTTGCTCTCGGTCGGGAAAGGGAAGGTAAACGCACCGAGAATCTGCGAATAATACGCCATGACCGACTCGGTCGAATACCAATAAATATCCGGGCAGAGAATAGAAATCTGCCCGGTTGTAAGCGCCTCGAAGTTCTGTACCTCGCAGGACTCAACATAGCCCCCTGCAAACACGTCAATGCCTGCGGTCGCGTAGTAAATCTTGATGTAGCGGGAGGGTTTCACAACCTTGTAAAGCTGATGCCTTCGGGCTTCCACGCCCACACCACGCATCTCAAAGGAAATGACGACATTTCGCTTTTCTATGAAAGCATTGTTCAGGTAGCTTCCGTCCATGCCCGCGTAGGAGGAGGTGCTGATCGTGCCGGGCGGAGGCGACAAGCCCTCTATCTGAGAGGTCATATATTGATTTGCCGTAGCCGTCATATCTATCTTGTCGCCGGCTGCATTTTCTAGAATAAGGCTGAAAAACATGGTTGCGCCCCCTTTACTTTTTCGGAATGAATGTGCTATAATAGAAAAAACGTAGCGTGGGCTCTCTGCGCTAAATCGGAATTTAAAGGTAAAATAACTTATGGTATTAGAGATTGAACATTATAAGTATGATACACGCTTGATTGGAAAAACAGAGGATATTTCAGAATTGAAAAGGCAACTAATGGAAACCGAAACTCTATATGATAAGAGAACAGACAATTTTACCCAGCTTTTTTGCAGAATGTTTCATTGGAGTGTAACAGATACTGACGAACTTCCCGATTATGTTTATGATAGAGATACCAAGTGCCTTTATAAGCCTAAATTATGATTTATCGAAGCAATAGGGCAGGCAAAAGCCCACCCCATCACACATTCAGCGCATTCCTTGTCATGCGATAAATCTCCAGCCGTGACAGCGATTTCGGACTATTATTGGTCTGATTCACTGTCCGGCTGTTGTCGTTATTGTAGTTGTTGATGACCGTTGCTCTTGCGCCGCCGTTCATCATTGCGCCGTAATCGCCAGCGGGGGCTCCCCGCCCGGACATATCAACATTCAGACCGGACTGCATTGTCAGCGTCATGGCATCAGCCACACCGGATACAGCCGCCTCCACATACTTTTTGCTCTTGTCGATGCCCTTTGCCAGTCCCTGCATAAAGTCCGGCATCCAGCTTTCAAAATCCGCAAGAGGTCCTTCATCAGGTACAGAGAAGTGTAGGAAGGAGCGAATCTTGTCTGCAATACCCTTGACGGCATCTGCTACAGCGTTGATCTTGCTTTTGATGCCGCTCACGATATTATTGATGATATCTGCGCCCCATTGTACCGCCTGTGAACCAAGGTTCTTGATGAAGTTCACCGCAGCATTGAAGCCGTTAACGATCGTGTCTTTAATCGCCGTGATCTTCTGCGTTACGGCATTTTTCACGCTGTCCCAGATATTCGATACCGTAGTTTTGATCGTGTTCAGAATATTAGTGACTGTATTTTTGATGCCGTTCCAGATAGAAGAAACGACGGAAGAAATGGTATTCAGCACACCGGAAATAAATCCGCTGATTGCATTCCACACCGCCGATACGACCGCATGAATCGCATTCAGTGTATTTGTGATATGATCCTTGATGCTGTTCCAAATGCTGGAGATCACAGACCAGATCGTATTGACCACGCCGGAGATAAAGCCGGAGATCGCGTTCCAGACTGTAGAAATGACATTGCTGATTGCGTCCATCGCCGTTGTGATTGCGGTATGAATCGCATTCCATACCGTTTCAATCACGGTCTTGATCGCCTCAAGCACGATCGTCACAACAGCCTTGATATTCTCCCATGCCGTGGTGATTTTCTCGTGAATCCAGTCCATCACCCGGCTGATAATTACATGGATTGCTTCAAAAATCGTTTCAAACAGATACTTGAAAGCGTCCAGCAACGGAGAGATAAAGTCGTAAATCGTCTGCCATACTGTAGAAATGACATTCCAGATTGCATTCAGCACCGTGCTGATCGCTGTATGAATGGCGTTCCAAACGACAGTGATAACAGTTTTGATGAGATTGATTTTCTCTGAAACACTGTTATAAATCGCCGTCCAGATGCCGACAAAGAAGTTCTTGATACCCGTCCAAATAGACACGAAAAAGTTCTTGATTCCGTTCAGCACAGAAGATACAATACTTTTGATGCCATTCCAGATGTTCACAAAGAAGTTTTTGATCGTCGTCCAGACGTTCACCCAGAATTCTTTTACTTCACCAAGATCAGTGCCGAAAATACCGCAGATCATATTCAGCGTATTTTTCAGCGTATCTTTGATGAAATTCCATACTGCAGCAAAGATGCCCTTTATTCCGTCCCACACTCGGCTCCAATCGCCGGTAAAGATGCCGACGAAAATATCCAGAACACTCAGGATGATGTTTGTCACAGCCTTGAAGATATTTGCAATCTGCTGGAACTGCCCCTCAAAAATCGGCTTCAGAAACTTGCAGAGTCCGTCCCATACAGCCTTGATGACCTCGGTGATATTTTTGAAGTCAAACCCCAGCGCGTTGATGCGGTCAACAATGCCCTGACAGAAGCCGGAGAAGATACTCTTGATCTGCTCCCAGATCGCCGTGATCTTGTTGCGGAAGTCCTCATTCGTGCGCCACAGATGAACAAAAGCCGCCACCAGTGCAGCGACAACTGCAATGACAGCGACGACAGGTGCGGATATTCCGCCGATGACTGCCCCGAAGGAAGAAATTGCTGCTTTTGCCCCTGCAATAATAGTCGGGAGATTGGAGACAAACTTCATCAGCTTGCCGACGCCGACCATCGTTTTTCCGACTACGACAAGGAGAGGTCCGAGTGCAGCCGCTACAAGTGCGATTTTCACAATGGTTTCCTTTGTAGCAGGGGATAGGGCGTTGAAGTGGTCGATAAGCCCCTGAATCTTACTGACGATTGCTCGGATTGCAGGCATCAAGATTTCGCCGAAAGAGATAGCAAGCTCCTGAAGCTGGGATTTCAGAATGGTGAGCTGACCGCCGAGGTTATCCTGCATGACAGCCGCCATTTTCTCGGTCACACCGTTGTAGCCGTCCACTTCATCTGAGCAAGTTGCGATGGCATTCTGTAGCTTGTCGATATCTCCCGGCGCAGCGTTCATAAGTGCAAGGAAGCCGGACATTGCATTCTTGCCGACCAGCGCCTGTGCCGCAGATGCCTGTTCCGATTCAGATAGTTGTGAAAATGCAGAGCGGCAGTCGGCTAAGATATCATTGAGATCACGCATTGAGCCGTCAGCATTTGTTGTTGCAATTTCCACCTCACCGATGGAATCGCCACAGATCTTCACATCTCCGGCTAAGGTGTTCATAATGGTTCGCAGAGCAGTACCGGCTTGTGTTGATTTGATACCGCTGTTTGCCATTAGACCTATTGCTTGAGCAGTATCCTCACAGGAAAAGCCTAAAGCACCTGCCACAGGTGCGCAATATTTGAAGGTTTCACCCATCATGCTGACATTGGTGTTCGCATTGGACGATGCCGCCGCCAGCACATCAGCAAAATGACTGCTGTCGGCAGCAGTTAAGCCGAAAGCGGTCAAAGCATCAGTTACAATATCCGAGGTGGTTGCGAGATCTTCACCACTTGCCGCCGCAAGGTTCATAATGCCCTCAATACCGCCGAGCATATCGCTTGTTTTCCAGCCTGCCATCGCCATGTAGTTCATGGCATCGGCGGCTTCGGAAGCGGAGAATTTTGTCTTTGCGCCCATTTCCCTTGCTTTATCTCGGAGGGCTTGTAAGTCATCTCCGGTAGCACCGGATACGGCGGAAACTTTAGACATAGCTGAATCGAAGTCAGCGGCGGTCTTGACAGCGGCGGTACCGGCGGCAGCAATAGGCACAGTAACGTGTGTAGTTAAAGTGGTACCGACATCGGCAATCTTGTCACCGGCTTTTTCAAGCATTTCACCCGCCTGACCGAGCTTTGCAAGAGCTGTGCTGGAAGCCTCCGCCTCACGCTGGAGGTTTTGCAGTTCCTGTTCCGTTTCAATGATCTCACGCTGGAGGGCATCGTACTGCTCCTGCGAAATATCGCCGTTGGCGAGAGCCGTGTTTGCCTGTTCCGCAGCGGTTTTCAGGGTTTCCAGCTTTTCTTTGGTAGCCGTCACCGCATCGGCGAGTAGCTTGTGCTTCTGTGAGAGCAGTTCCGTGTTGGAAGGATCGAGCCTCAGCAACTTCTGCACATCCTTGAGCTGCGTCTGCGTGTTCTTGATGTTTTTATTGACACCTTCCAGAGCCTTCGACAGCTTGGTGGTATCGCCGCCGATCTCAACGGTGATGCCCTTGATTCTGTTTGCCATGCGGTTTCACCTCCTCCGTGAGGGCATGAAAAAAGCACCTGCCGGAGCAAGTGCTTAGTGTGTATATTCAGTTAATGCGATAAATCAGAATTTACTGATTTGATTTTATTTTATTGCTTTTCTTCCAAGCAATAAAATCTATTATCAGTAAAACTGAAATGAATGGAATGACGAAAACCAGCAGTAAAATTCCTACAAGCCCTCCAAACCATTCATCAGTATCGGTTTTTATATCATAAATAGAAAAAAGAGCAGTTCCTATTCCGATCACAAAGTTGATTATGGCAAAAACACAATAAGGAGAAGTGTCTTTTCTGATAGCTTTTACTGTTCCGGTAAATAGAAAACCAATAAATAAAATAGCGAAATATATAGTAGTTACGAATCTGATCATCTCAAAATTATCTATATTCAGTCCAAACCAGCAAATAACCATTAAGATAAATGATACTAATGCACCTTTGCATGCTTTACTCATAATCAGCACATCTCTAAATTCCGATTTAACGTAGAAAGCCCATCGCTTTCCTTATACCAGAATTATAGCACAGAAGGGAGAAAAAGTCAATCAGAAGGAATCAAAATCCGCCTGCCCAGCGACTTCATGCCAGCCGTCATATTCGTCGTTTTCCTTTTCCGTGAACATATCATTCACGACTCCGATCGTGAGCAGATCAAGCTCCGAGAGGGACAGCCCGATCTGCACACATCGGAGAAGGAAGAGGGGCGTTGTCATCGGGCGGTCAGTTTTGCGATGTTTTTTTTAGATTCCGCCTGCGTCTCCACGTTGAGTCCCCACAGCTCGATGAGCTGCGGCAGCACCTCGTAAATGGAGAAGGTATTGAACGCTTCGAGCCATTCATCGGGATTGTCCGGGACGTTCTCCGGATCAGCGTGCTTCGCCATGATGTATGCGATATTCTCGAACACCTCAAGGCTCTCGATGTCGAGGGTAGAACCTTCCTCATCGCCATCCTGCACAGAGGTCTGAAGCGCAGCGAAGTCCTTGTAAATATCCCTGCGGAACTTGATACGGTAAAGGCGGGGCACAGCGGCACTCGCCTTGAACGGAACCTCGATGCCGTCCACAGTAATTGTCTTTTTAATAGCCATGCTGTACCTCCTTACTCAGTCGCGCTGCCGCTTTTGGTTGTGCCTGCGGAACGTGTGCCGGTGCTGTTGTTGGTTGCAGCCGTCGGCATATAGACCGCATTGTACCAGTTGTCGTAGGTCGTCTGGTCAGTGCTTTCGCAGGTCTTGGACTTCACCAGACCGTTCGGCAGCGCCGATGCCTTGAGGGACAGCTTTTCCGTCTTGACGGACTTGCTCTCCTCGGTGGTCTCACCCTCAGTCGCAGGACGGGACGCAGAGCAGCAGTACAGCACATGACGGATGTGGTTCTTGTCGCCGTCAAACTCGAACATGAGTGCAAACTGTGATGTTTCCGCATCGTTGCGCTCCACCAGAACGCCCTTTGCGTCAAGCTGCTCACCGAGAATCGCCGTTGCAAAATCGGTGGTGATGAGTGCGACCTCCAGATCGCCGTCATACCCTGCGTTGTTGTTAATGACATAATACACGCTGTTATCGGCATAAAAATTCTCGTTCTCGCCGTTCGCGTCAATGCTCAGGGAAACCGCACCGGGCAGGCGCACAGGCGTTGCAAATGTCGGAACGCCCTCGTCCGACCATGCCGTGATTTTTGCCCAATGCACCTTATTCAGACCGAATTTTACCTTATTCTTCTGCAGTGCCATTGTTAGACCTCCATTTCATAAAGCACCTCGTAGAGCTTCTCGCTCTCGATCCAGCTTTCAGTTTTCGTGTAATAGATATTGTGCTGCGTCAGCACTTCCTCCACACGGCTTTCCGTATCTGGCGACTTTTCATCCGTATACAGTTCCACATCAAGCTGCTTGAAACTGTGATACATCAGATTATCCGCGCCGAAGGTGTCCTCGCCGGGTGAGAGGAAAATAACAAAGGGCGGTTTCGGAGACTCGCCCTCGGCAAAATGATGATAGGCGAACGGCATCCCGATCTCCTGCATCATTTCATTGATTTCTTCATAGGTCATGACAGCGCCTCCTCGATAAGCTGCGTGAGCATTTCCTCGCCGTTTGCTTCGGCAGGAGCGATATGCGGAATCGCCGCAACTCTGCCGCCGCCGCGCTTTGCATGACCTTTTTCAAGCAGGTGCGTAAGCTGGTAGCGGTCTTTCGAATGAACGGTCATTTCGAGTGTATGGCTGTTCTCCCGCGTTTTCTTGGTCGTCCAGCTCTTGCGGTACTTGCCGCTGCGCTTCGGAGCATTGGCGGAGATTTCCTTCTTGACGGAGGTTGCTGTCTTTTTCACAGCAGCTTTCATAGCTGTATCCGCAAGGTCTGCATATTCCGTCAGACCGCGCATGATCTCCGCCGCCATATCGTCAATCGAAGTCATCCTGCTCACCAGCCTTTCGTGTACCTGCCGTGATTTTCATATAATCGAGCGATTTGTAATTCGGCAGCACACCGGAAATATCATACACCAGTCCACGGAAGCGGAGCTTGTGCGTGGTGGTATTGATGCGCTTGGTATCGGGTGTCTGCCGGACGGTAAATTCCAGCGATACGACTTCCTGCGTCACGCCAGCCTCGGTTGTTTCTGTCGATGTCTTTACGGACACGGCAGCCCAGCAGGAGAAGGTTTCCTCCCACCGGGCTTTGTGGTTGCCGATGTCGTCTATCTTCGTGCTGTGTTCCAGAAAGGCGATGCGCTGATTCAGTTTTCCGATCTCCATCAGACGATGCCCTCCCTCTGTGCGAATAACAGTGCCCTGAGTGTCAGCGTCAGCGCATGATAATCAGCAGTATTGCGGTTTTCATAGAGGTAAGATACAGTATACAGCATAGCCTGCCGGGAGGTTTCCTCATTTTCCGCTAACTGCTTTTCGGTCATTCGCCCCACATCCATCACGAGCCGCTGTGCCGTATCGATCAGAGTGAGGATGAGCTTGTCATCCTCGCAATGATCTACACGGAGATAGTTTTTTGTT